CTTTTGAAGCTAAGTAAAGTTTTTTTACTTTTTACTTTTTTTGTTGGCGTTACATCATTTGGAATAGTAATTACTACAGGGTTTACAAATACATTGGTTTTGTTTAAACCATCGCCATCTAACGTATAAGTTGCTGCTGTTATTTGGGTTGCTTGTGGGAAGTCTGATTGGTCTACAAAAGGATTAATCCCATCTTCACCATCGTTTGTAAATTCTGAAAGGTTTGTTGGTCCTTGATAAAAAACACGAGCCCCACCTCCAGGTATTAATTGCACTGTAAACCCAGCCCCAAAAATAATTTTTAATGCGGTTTGAAAAGAGTTGCCTATTTCATCTTCTATTTTTATAAGCCCGGTTTCAAGTTGTATCACTTCATCAGCCGTAAGCCTTCGGTAATCTGTGGCTAGGGTGCCGGTGCTGTTGGCTAGTTTTTCATAATAGGCATAGCCTTCTATGATGCCAGGATCATCGCTTGCATCTGCCACCCATTGTAAGTTGGCCGGGGTTTGGTTAACTTGGTCTGCTAGCATTGCGGCTATGGTGGGATATTCATTTTCTATGGCTGTTGGCTCAACGGCGTTGGGGTTGTTTGCATATAAATATTTAAGGGCTTCTATAATGGTGTTAAACTCAAGGGCCAGCACTTTAAAACTATCCGGTACATTTGCCATGAGCTGCAGCTTTTCAAAGCTGTCTTGCTTGGGATCTATGTTTAAAGGAAATGGGTTTGAAACTTCGAGGCTCATAACTATAAATTATAAAGATTAATGGGTAGTCCTGGCGGGAAGTCAAACGCTTCGCTGCCGTTTGTAAAGCCTAAAGGGGTTATGCTTTGGGCGGCAATGGTTATTTGTACTTGTTTTTCGTTTGCGGATATAGCTATTTTGGGTTTTGTGTTTTGAAAATAATCGTTTCTGCCAAAAAGCATCACCATTCCGGAATTTAGTTTTATGTAGATGTATTTTGCTTTTACATACTGCTTAAGCCTCTCCACGCGTAAAGGATCGTTGTTAGGAAATGAAAATTGTATTTGTTGGGAATAAAGAATGCCCTCCCTGCTTTGTTTGCCTTGCTCTCTTAATTTTATAGAGCCGGGTGTGGTATATGTTATTTTTGCCTGGCTGTTTTGAATGACGGTGTTTGTAAATGGTTGTAGGCTTGGTTTAACGGTGGGCAGTAGAGTAGATTGGTTTGTGGCATCTATTTCAATGCCACAAATATTTGGTAGAACCAATACTTTATTTTCAAGGTTAACCATTGTGAGGCTTGTTTAAAAGAGGCCCCCATCTAGCAGAATGAAAACCTCTTTTCCAATTTTAAATTTATCAAATATATAAAAAATACACATATAAATGACTTTTTGTGTCAGTTATATGTGAATTTTACTTTTATGGGAAGAAAATTAACCTGTGGGTTAACTTTTGTTTAAAAGGTTATGAGATTCCAACCCCTGCCTGTCTGGTATGTAGATGCGGGAGTTTTCTGTAATCCTGTGCTGTACCCAGTTACTAGATAACAGAAGTTCGAGTTATATGAGTTCGTCAACAGAGCACGCCCTGAGGAACTTTTCTGGCGTGATGTCGATGCTGTTTGTTTGTTGGATTATTGGCATAGGGGTTCAGCGTTTAAATGGTTGAACAATAAATAAAACAATAATAATCAATGCTAGGGCATCGCTTATGGTCATATCGTGCAGGGGCATAGATCCCCAGCGGGCGAAGCTTGCTTTAAAAACTTCCGGAGTGAGAAAGTGAACGATTAAAAAGGTAATGCCGGCCGTGCCGATTACCAGGAAGATTGTGGTGTAGAGTTTTGTTTTCATTTCCAATTTTGTTTAGTAAGTTTTTTGTGTTTGGCAGGTCGTTCCTGCTCCCGGCGTTCTTCTGCGCTGGCTACACGGTGCCCGGTGATGGGGTGGGCGCCGGTGATCCAAAAGGGTTCATAATTCTCGCGCACCTGCCCGCCTGCCGGTAGGGGTGTGGAATCTTGGTTTTGTGTTTTCATGGTTTATAGTTTTAAGGAGGAGCTATCAACATAATCGAGTGTAAATAATTTATAATTAAACTCCCCTGTAATTTTCATTTTCCACACCTCTACAGATTTAAGGTTTCGGGCTATAACCTTAAACAAAAGGTCGGCTGAAAAATTATTAGTGCGTGGTATTTCTTTAACTAGTTGTTTAAAATGATTTTCAAACGCCTCTGCGTATGTTGCATATGAGTATTGGGACATCTCTTTCACTAGTATTTTTACTTTTATTTCTTGCTGTCCTTTTGGGCTTTTGTTTTCCGTTAGTTTCCACATACTTGTGATTGTTAAAAGTTAGTGTATGGTTTTCTGTTTTTTATTTTAAATATTATGTTTCATAATATATGCTTAGGTTAATATATCACGCAACTGTTCTTTGGTTGGGTTGGTGATATAGACATGTTAGTGGCAATACTACGAGACACCCCGAAAGATGCAGATCATACTATCGTGTTTGCCTTTATTTTTGGTTGAGTAAACGCCTTTGGTATTGATACCCTTAAACGCAACCCTACCTTTTAAAAATCTTACTTCGGCATTGGGTAAAATCAATTCGTGAAATTGTTTTGTCCCAGTGGCTGAAGGAATAAGTAATACAACCGTTTTCCCTTTTTGCCATTCCTCAAATGCTTTTTGAATAAACTTTGGCTTATCCACTCGGTTGTAAGGTGGGTTTACAAAGTTTGATTTTCCCCATTCAGTCTTCAAGCCGTCAAAGGTTGCGTTTAATGGACAAGGATCATAATCAAAATTAAATTCTTTATTCAATTTATTATACAACCATTCAGGCGTTTCCCAGTTGTCAGAATTTGGCAAACCGTCTCGATTTAAGACCGTACTGCCACTAAAAGGGGTTTTACGTAATGGGGGCTTTTGTTCTACTATCATACTCTTGTGCTTTTATTAAACTTTTGTGCTTCTATTGAGCTTTTGTGGGTAATAATCCCCCACTACGTAAAGCCCCAAAACGTTAGCTGCTATGCTTAAACCGCCACCTGAAACCGTAAGCCCTATAATGAGGTTTATTGTTCCAACGATTTCTACACATGTCAGATATTACACTTTTTTTGTATCCTAGTTTTTGCTCAATTTCTCCGAGAGAACTAAATTCGTTTACAACATTTCCTTTTTCATCAATCTGTTGTACTATTTTACCTTTCCCAATATTCCCAACTATTCCAAAGCCCCAATCTGTTTTTATACCTTTTTTATAGTCAATTTTTAGGCTTTCTGAATAAGGTAAAATTGCCAAGTTTTCAAGTGCATCATTTCTAATATTTTTGTCTTTATGTACAACGCATTTGTCTTTAGGTATTTCTCCAAAAAACGCCTCTGCGACAATTATTGAAGCTGCTTTACTGTAAATAATATCCTCGTAACCAAATGTTATTTTAGCTCCAGTCATAAAGCCTTTTTTATTTATCCAATAATTGCGTTTCAATATTTTAGCTTTCAATGTTCTGCCTTTAGTGTCGTATCTAAATTCTCGCTTTACACGTCCATAATTTGAAACACTATAAACACCATCAAAACCTAACATATCAACCCAAATTTCACCTTCCAAATCATCCAACAAAAGCACATCAGCTAACATCGGCTCATACGCAATTTGGCGTTTATGTGTGATATTCAAGTTCTCAGCTTTGTTCATAATTCAGTTATAATTTGATAAATTCGTTCTCGTAATCGCCAAACATGCGCATAGCCGTGCCGTTATCGGAAACCCTAATATGACTTACCGTGTTTATGTGGACGACTTGCATTGTATCTCATTTTCGCTTTAATATGACTTTCAATATCAATCCCTTTGAAAGCACATAAATCAAGCACCCGAATAATCACATCGGCTAATTCATCTTCAAAAGTGTTTTTAACTGAATGTTCAAATTCATTTTTAAATGCTTCTTCTCCATTAAACGAAGCTCCATAATTGGCATCCGCTAACCCTTTGATAAACCATTTTTTACTTTCATCAATGTTTTCGTAATACCATTTTTTTCTGTCCGCTTCTAAGGCTTCTGAAACTTCTGAATGAATAAGGCAAAGCATTTCGCCAATGTTTTTTTCACTATCAAAAAATCCTTTTGATTTGGCGTTTTCGTGAATTTCTGTTGCTAATTTGTTTAACATTTTTTATTTATTTTATTGATTAATATTTGAACTCCGAGAAAGGGCAGCCGATAACAGCACCTATGCAAAAGCAGGGGTTTTATGTTAGCCGAAAGTTTTGTACACCTTAGTTAGTTTGGTGCGAAAAGCAGGTTAGGTGCGTTTAAACCCTGCCTTCGCATAGCTGCGAAACGTTATGCAAGATCTAATGATAATTGCACAATCGGTTTTTGTGGTCTAAAATATTCTCCTGTTTGAAAATCATATTGAAACCAATTATTTGAAAATTTATTCCAATAAGTATCTTCATTTATAAGCATGACACGACCGCCACAATCATTGCATTTAGTGTACGACTTTGTGATATTGTGCCAAACAGCTTCACAACCAGGATCGGGGCAAACCTTAATAAGACCTTGCATAACAGCACCTACCAAAAAGGCGGGGTTATGTTGTTTATTGATTGGTCTTTCTATATTCATAATTTTGTTATTTAATAAAAATGATCGCTTCGTTTTCCCGCCCTTCTGGTAGCTGCAAAACGAACGTTATATTTAAAATATTTTTACTCCAATTTCTAAAAAAAGGCTGGTGCGCCAATAATTGTTTTCCCTTGGGGCGGTGTCTGTTCTGAACTGTCTATTAATCCAGGCACCTATATATACACCCCATGTTGATATGGTATATTCATACCCAAAATTAAAACCAAGGGAGCCATTAGGTCCTGCGTTTTGAGTATTAGGGCTTCTGGTGATGCGGTTAATTAATATGCCGCCGTGCAAGCGGCTCTTTTCTGTATGAATAAAGTTATAGCCGGCGGTAACGCCTGTATGAAAATAATCGTTCCCCCTGAGATTGGGAAAGTAAAAAATTTCTGGTGCAATGTAAACGCCATTTGTAAAGCTAAAAGTGGCTTTTATTCCTATATTAAAGCCGTCTTTAAAAATTGCCCCGCTTGAAAACGATCCAAAATTGGCGGTTACTGTTTTTCCAGATTCAAAGGGCGAAAATTGTGCTTTGACGCTCCATAATGGTAATATAAAAAATAATAAAATAGTTATTTTTGTTTTCATGATTTTTTTGTTTTAATGGTTTTTATGTTTTGTGCTATTGGCTTATAAAAAATGTGGGTTGTTTAATTGTTTAGTTTTTTTTAAAGGCTTTTTTTAGTGTTTCTACACTAATAAAAACCGGGATGCCTAAGTCGGCACATAATTTAATTTCTAATTGGGCCCCCTTGCTGTTTGCTGAACATGGTAGCGCTAACACTGCGTCTGCTGTCATTAATGATTTGATGCAAATTTTCATTGCCTCATTCCAAGGGGTTCTATAATCCACTACTTCGGTGAGCGGATTGATGGCTTGAAAGCCAAGGTCTTTCAATGCTTTTTCCTGAGCGCCAAACTTCATTGAACATTCAGCCATTGGTTCGCCGGTTACTTTTCCTGCGATGTAGATTGTTTTTTTCATCTATATTTTTGTTTTTATACCAGATAACTGCTGCAAAGCAGAATCCAGCGATTAAATAAATAATGTAGGCTATCTGCATTCTGTTTGGGGTTTTGTTAGTGTTTTGTTACAGTTATCACACTTTATTACTGTGGTTTCACAGGTTACAACTGCTGATATAACTATAATTGAGGTGTGTGTGTGTGGACAATTATTCATTTTTAATAAATTGGCGTATGCGCTTGTTTGAAAACTCACGCACTAGGTTTAAATTTGTGTTTTCTATTTCTCTTAAAATTTTTGTGGCTTTTAAAACTTCTGTAACATTAATACAGCCGCAATAAATCAAAGCAATGTCAATGTTGTCATATTGTGGTGTCATAACTCTAAGTCGCTTATAGGTACATATATCATTTTTTTGTTTAGCCATTCGGCAATTTCGGCAGGATCTTGATCGTAGCTCAAAATGTAAGCTTTGTTGTCAAATTTTCCTGTAATTTGACTTTTCAGCCAAAAAGGTTGTCCTATTTTTAAATTTTTTGTGTCCGCCTTAAGGTCGGAAGGTTCAGCTGGGCGTAGCTTTACCGGCACTTCTATTACGTCGTTTTTTGAAAATAGTGTCATATAAAAAATTTTAGTTCTCGTTTTATTTATAGTGAAATGGGCTTTAAACTTTCCACACTTCCACATCGTTGATTTTCAATATATTATATCTTATTTGGTGTGGAAAGTGTTGGAAACTCAAAACACCTTCCACATTTTCCAACACTTTCCACACACTTTCCACACTTATTTTAATACTTAATTTTTTCATTATCAATAAGTTAGACTAGGTGTGGAAATGTTGGAAACTCAACACACCTTTTTTAAAAATATTTTTAGAACGGTAAATCTTCTTGATATTGCTCTTTATCGTTTTCATCTTTTGGGGTAACAGGGGATCTATCAAATAATGAATTTTCGTTCAATTGAAATTCTACTGCATGTTTAATTTCTTCGGTTACCGGAATACGGTTTAAATCTATTATACAGGCGCTGGTGTTTGGCGAATCCTTACCAATTCCCATTCGCACAGATTTAGCGTCTTCAATATATGCTTCGTCTTTTCTTATGGTGTCCATCATAATTGTTTTGCCTGGTGCCGTGTCGTGGTATTGTAACCACCATTGACGTTGTATTTTATTATAGCAATTTGTAAAGTTGAAATACATCCTGTAGCCCTCGAGTTTAAAGTCACGACCAATGCGCAACTGGTCTGCCGTCGTTCCGCGCATTGATGCCAGGAAACAATCCCACCATCTGTTAATAGTGCTTGCAGAGTTGAGTTTTCTTGTTTGTGTGTCGATGCCTGTTTGGAAGTGCTTAAGCATGTCGGCAAAACTGAAAGGAAACGAAAGCACATCGTCAAACAGTTGATAAAAGCTGGCCAATACCGCCGTATTTGAAATCATCCGGCTTTTAGCGTCTGGCATCCGTTCGTTTAGGGTAGCTTTTAGTTCACGAAATTTGTGTAGAAAATTTAGCTCTACTGTTTTTCTCTGCTTTAGTATTAGATTTGTAAATCCTGATATACCGTGTTTAGTCATGTCTGCCAACTTATCAAACTCTCTTACTTCGTCCTCGTTAAATAAGCTTTGGCTCATTTCTTCCCATAATAGGCGTGTAATTAATGCTTCGGCATCTGGGGTATAATTTCCAGTCATAATAACAGAAGAAAGAATTGGAATGCTTTCTGTTCCTACGTGGCTGTCTATGTTTCCGCGCTTGTACCCACGACGGTCCCAAAGGCCTTTAAGCACACCGTCTAACTTGCTGTCTCCTGTTTTATATTCCGAAAGATGCGATATCATATTACTAAATTGTGCAAACTCTCTTACCTGCGCCTTGATGGTGGACACCCCTCCCTCTAGGTTGATGGCTGTTTGTGGGTAACCAAAAAAGCTTTGACAACATTCTGCCAACTGATCCTTTCCAGAAGAAGCGGGACCATATAAAAACAACATAGGAAAATTGCCAAGTTCTTTCACTACAATGTCTTGAAACGCGCTTGCAATAGAAAAAAGGACTGCCGTAATAGCGTGGTTTCTATGTACTAAAAGCATCTGAGCCGCATAATTTTGAAAGGAAACGGCCGGCTCAATGATTACCACTTTTTTTTGAGCGTCGTATTTAAAAGCGTTTCTTTTGTAAATTTCGTTTGCTGAAGGCACATAGTAGCTAACGCCACCCTCTTCAAACACACCGTTTTCATTTACTTCTTGGGTTTCTCGTTCTGGAAATGTTACTCCGTTATTCCAACACCAGAATCCCTCGGGTTGCCAACCGAGCACATCTATTTTCCGGCCGGTTCCCATACCGTCAAAAAGATAAGCTCTTAATTTTTGGTGATCCTGTCGGCCGCCTGTCCAAAGAAAATTACCGTGCGCTGTAACTGCATTGTCAAACGCCATAGGCGTGTTTATAGCCTCACTTGGGCAATCAAATATTTTTTCGTGGCCGTGGATGTTTTTGATGCGGAGAAGTTTTAAAGGAAACTTTTCGTCCTGCATATGTTGAATGATGTCGATAGAAAAATTAGAAACCGAATGAAAATAATATGGAGGGCCGTCTTTGGATTGACACCATATTTGATTAGCCGCCATAAAGAGTTGGTACTTTTTTATTGTGGGCAGCAGTTTTTCAAGAGGGGTTTTTACTTCCGCAGGAATAATATACATTTCTAGGTCAGTGAAATCAACGCGCCCATCCTTAGCTTTAATTTCTACCTTGTTGTCAAGCAGCTCCTTTTTTATCCATGCTTTAATGTCGGCTATTTTAACACCGCTTTCTTTGGCCAACCACTCTGTATAAATGGAGCGCATTGCTTCGTCTTCAATTTTAGCAACGGTTTCTACTAATTTTTTTGCGCCTCTGGCCTTTGATACTTTTGATCCTGCTATGTAATTATCCAATAGGTATTTAAAACCATCCGTTCTAAGGGTTTCATCGTCTAGGGGTGACAGGGTTTCTTTTTCAACGGTTTTAGCATAAAGGCGCACAAAATCGTCAGGATCTAAACCCGGGAGCTCGAGCAGCTCCACGCGAAATCCTTCAGCAAGAAACACCGGTATATATTTAAGCACAGAGGCTTTGCCCGCCTTGTCTGGATCCATACAAAAAATGACTTTACTGCAAAGTTTTTTGAGTATTTTTACTTGTTTTTCTGAAATTGCAGTACCACAACCAGCTACTGTATTGAGAAGATTGTTGTTTTGCCAGGCAATAACATCATTATACCCTTCGACAATCCAAGCCTCACTCTTTTTTGCAATGGCATCACGAGCTACATCCATACCATACCATACAGTTTCCTTATTATATAGTATGGAATCTTTACTGTTAATCCACTTAGCTTGTTTTTTGTCGGGTGACAGGGTTCTTCCGGCAAGACCTACGGGATAAAGACGCGCGCCTTTTTTTTCTAATATAGGATAAATTACTCGATCATAATACACGTCGCCACGGTCAGATATTAGGCCTATTTCAAGAGCTTCGGCTTTAATTCCCTTTTCTACACAGAGGTTATACAAAAAATTGTTGCCCGGCGCATAGCCAATCTTGTATTTTTTTACGGTGGCGTCGTCATATTTTCTTCTGTCATAAATTTCTTTTTTTGCAGGGTGATCTTCCGGAAGCTTAAAAAATAACTCGTGGTATTTATTTATGGCCGCCTGCAATAATGGAGTAAGCTCTTGTTTTTTCTCTTGTTTTTTTAAGTAAGCTTCTGCCGCTTTGCTGTCTTCATATTCTACTTCATATCCTAGTTTTTTAGCAATGTATTCTATGGCTTCGGGAAAAGTACAGCCTGTTTTTTCCATTATAAAGGACACGGGAGAACTCCCTCCTTTACCAGTACTAAAGTCTTTCCAAAGAGATTTAGCTGGAGATACGGTAAAGGAAGGCGTGTTCTCTGAAGAAAAAGGGGATAAACCTTTATAATTTGCTCCTGTTTTTTTTAGTTGAACAAACTCTTGTATTATTTGAACTAAGTCGCTTTCTTCTTCAATTTTTTCAATAAAATCACGTTTAATATAAGGCATAGTGAGGCGGGTGTTTATTGGTTGGTTTTGGTATTATTACTTAGAAGTTGTGTGTTGTCAAGAACCTCAGGAGAAACTACGGTTATGTTATTAATAAGAGCCCTCTCTAATTGAATAGCGGCAATTAAACAGTCTATTTTTGCTTGAAGCCCTGGCAGCCTATCCTTTTCTTCGCCATCGGTATAATAAAGCCGGTTTGATAATTGTGTTTTACGAGCCAAAAGCTCGTTGAGCTGGGATTGGAGATGTGTTATTCTGGACATAGCGAGGGTTATATTTTATAATTAATTGAATTTTTATTTTAAAAACTCCCACCCGGGGACGGGAGTTTTTACATTACATAGTTGCATAGCGATTAATATATGCTCAGAAAGAACGTATTATTTGAAATCACTCAAATAATGTTGAGTTCAAGGGCTTTGATGGTAGCCTCTTGTTTTGTTTGAATGCCCCCCAACTTGGCATAAAGCTTTTGTTTTAATTGGTGAAAAGTGCCAAGCGCAATAGTAAGAGCGCCTGCTATTGCGTCATTAGTCATTGCTGTGGTAAGCATTTTAAGCAGCTGCACTTCGTCACCGCTTAATGTTTCTCCTTTATAATTAGGAAGCGCACATATAATCCCCTCGCCCTTACAAGAACCACGAAGCGGGCAGTCCCAAAATTCAGCAGAAGAAAACTTGCCATCCACGATGTCGCCTGTATTTTCTAAATCGCCATAACGGCATCTTGCAAAAGTTTCTATTTGTTTACTTTCAGATTCGGGGTGCCAATCTTTTAATATTTGGAATGCCTTCGGGTGGCGGTGCATTTCTTCATTAAGAAGCTGATAAATAGGAGTGGGGAGCTCATAAAATTTTTTAATAGTTCCGTTCATTATTACTTTTACTTCTAATTCGTAATTAAAAAACTCAACTGAATTACACAGCATACCAGGCAGAAGCCTTTTGGTGTGTTTAATATTAGAATTTGTTGTCATATCTGATTGTTTTATTTATTAAGAAATTTCCTCAATGCTTTTTTGAAGCTGAAGTTTTAATACTTCCTCTTCTTTTGCCAATTCAATGAGAAGGTTAAAAATGAAATGATTTTTAATGTTTCCGTAACGAATGTTGCGTATTGTAGAGCCCGTTAAAATTACCCCCTTGGCTTTTGCTTTTACTTTAATATCTGTACTGTAGCCAAAGTTTAAATTTTCAAATATTTCAGAGGCTTTAGTGGCCTCATGTAAACTCATGTTATAAAGTTGAATGTATTTGTCTATATTTGTCATATTGCGTTTGTAAGCGTTTGTAAGCGTTTACAAATATATTCATATATAATTGACTTTTCCAAATAAAAGGTCATATATGTTTGAATTTTAACATTTGTATTTTATGGGAGTAGGGCTAAAAATTAAGAAACACCTTGTGGAAAAGGGTATCACTGCAAAGAATTTTTCTGAAAAAATTAAAGAAAATCGTACGCAAGTGAACGCGTATTTAAATGAAAAACTAAAACCTAGTGTAGTTTTTTTGTATAAGACTATTGAGTTTTTCCCTGATTTAGATTTAAATTATTTGTTTAGAGAAAAAAAAGAGCTAAACGATGTTGAAGAAGTTTATGAAAAACCCCCAGACAAGATTATAGAAGACATAGAAATGAAACTGCTTGAAATAAGTAAGCGGGTAACGCTACTCAAAAATCATTTGTCACAAAAATGACACTGTAAAATAATTTAATTATGATAATCAAATAGTTAAGTTCTGTTTTTTGAATCCCTCCGCGGTCACAAAGCACATTACAATAGTTGTATAGCCGACTTACAATTAGCTTAAAGCGTTAATTGTTGGTTGTTTATTATTTATTACAACTATGAATACTATGTTACTTTTTAGGGGTTTTGACACAGAATTTGACACAAAAAAAATAGCTGTGTCAATTAAACATCATTTTTATATTAGAAAGGAGGTAAGCCGGTTTGGGCTGTCTCAGGTTTATCTAAGCGTAAGCAAGGGCAGGCGCGTGCGATTGAGGCTTGGTGTAGAAGGAAGTCCTCTGGATTGGCTACCCAAAAAACAACGCTTCAGAGAAAACTGCCAATACAACCTTGAGCAAAATATGGTCCTGGACACCATCTTTTCACATATTACTGAAATTATTACTACTTATAGACTACAGAGGCGAATGCTTTCGCTTTCAAAATTCATAGACGAATACAATGCCGCTATTCCTAAAAGGGATTTTGTTTCCTTTTTTGGTTGGATGCTTGAAAATTCAGTAAAAGAAAACGTTGGATCAGGAACTTACGGAAGACATAAGGCTGTCTTGGAAAAAATAAAAGCATGGAAGCCCGAAATATTGTTTCACGAAATGGACGAGGAGCTTCTTAAATGTTTTACTAGACATCTAGCTGTTTCGCTAAAAAACAAGTCCACAACAGTAAATAGTAATTTAGCCGTGGTTAAAAAGTATGTTTCTTTGGCAGAAAAAAACAAGATACCTATGGCTATAGGCGCGTCTGATATTAAAATTGGATCAACCTCGGGCGGCAAAATAAATCTAAAGGCAGAAGAAGTAAAACGCCTGCGGGAGTTTTATTTTTCTCAGTTTATAAATGATAGCCAAAGAATTATTTTAGGATATTTTTTATTTAGTTGCTTCACTGGATTGCGGCTTGGGGACATAAAAGATTTAAATAGAAAGGATATTTTAAAAGACTCTTTTTTGTTTGTTGCTAACAAAACAAAGCGATGGAAAAGTTTTGAAAAAGAACTTAAAATAACGCCAAAACTTCAAAAAATAATTTTGCACGAACCTAAATTATTTGTCTTAAAATTTACTGGAGAATATATGAATCGAGAACTTAAGCTAATGGCTAAGTTTTTACACATCACAAAAAACATATCGATGCACGTTGGGCGGCACACCTTTGCAACTAACTACTTGCGCGCCGGTGGGACTGTTGAAAAATTACAAAATCTTTTAGGTCACTCTAAAATAACAGAAACAATGGGATATGTTCATGTGGTAAGTAATGAGGCTCAAGAGGAGGTTTTATGGTTGGATGAATTATATTAAGGTTTTTGTTTCAATTTCAATATATAACAGTTCTGGCGTTGTGTTACTTCGGCTTATGCGCTCGATAAGGTGATAGTTTTGATAGGCATAGATCACCGACTTTACTTTTAATGTTTGAAGCTTTTCGGGATGAGTAAGAAAGCTCCAATTATATGTGATAGTTTTTAATAGAAAATCAAACCAATCTTGATAGTGGTTTATATAAACAGAAGGAATCATTAAGGGTGACGGATCCATAGCTCTATTGTTTCCGGAAACAAGGCCATTGTACATTCCTATAAACAGCATATTCTTGTCGTCAAGAAAGTCGTGTGCTGATATATAACCGCCGACTGTTTTAAGAGGTAACGGAAGGGCTTCAATGGTTATTTCTTCGGTATTGTCTTTTTTTATAAAGGGCGTTTGGACATGGCCATTAATGTCTATGTATATTTCTGGATATTGGTATTCGGGAAAAGCCTCTGTGTTTATCTTTTGAAATTTAAAAACAAAACTTTTGCCTTGGTTAAAGTAAATTTCTGGGTGTTTCACTTCAAAATCTTTAAGACTTATAGCATTTGCCGTGTTAAAATAGCGGGTTAAATAATTCATTGTTGCAACTCCGTTTTCTAAAACTAGGTCAAAATTTTTCCACGTTCTACAAATTTCAAAAAGTTTGCCGAAAGTGATATCAGGCACACATTTTGTTAACTTTATTTCATTAGGAACAATAAGTGATGGTAGAGGATTTCCGCTTGTGTCAAACTTTGTTAATTGTGTGACGGATATATCGGCAATCATTGCTTCATAGTCTATTACTTCGTCTATCTGTGCAAATGGAAGGTTATCTGATTTAAATATTACATTTCCTTCTGTGCCGTAAAAGTCAATTGTAAATTCAATGGTTTTAAATTCTTCTTTATATCGTGATGTAGTAACAAAGTTTGAGCTCCATATGTTTGACCCGTTAAATAAAAACAAGGCCGCGGCCAATCCATATTTTGAATTGTTGTTATAATTACCTCCTTTTTTGGCGCGTAGCACAACGTTTCCGGCAAATTTATATCTTCCTGGCTCCGGCAATATTATAGTTTTTTCATAGCGAGCAAAAATGGGAGACATTAATAAATCATATTGATTAGTGGTTACGCTAAATTGTATGCTCTCGGTATTAATGGTTGAATAATATTCCGAAAAATGATAAATAAATGCCTTAGAAAATTCAGAATCTATTAATATATCACCCGCCAAAACATATCCGGCGTCTTGAAACCCTTTTTGAAGGATGTGTAAAAGAAATGGAAGTGGCTGAAGGATGTTTCTGTTAATTTGAACGTCGTTAACCGCGTCGTACTCGTTAATAAGCATGGCGCCGTCCTTATAGTTGTTAATAGCGCCTTCAAAGGCTGCCCATTGAATGTTGTCTTTATCTATTTTATCGGTAAATATTTTTGCAAAACAAAAATTACTGGAAGGCCAAACGTTGTTAATTCTAGCATTTACATAGGTGAAAATGTTAGATGTCACAACTAAATCTTCTAAGGGCAACTCGCTTAGTTTCTTTTTTGCGTTGGGTAATTCTTCAAATCCGTATCTAATTTGTGCAGAAATTACTCTTCCAAGAATTTTTTCGACTTCTAAAACAGCCTCATGGTTTTCTCCCTGATTATAAAATCTGCCCTCAAAATAGGATGTTCTATTTTGTAGGTTTTGATGGCTGATATAATTAAAATCGGCGTCCTGCTCATCGGTTAGTTCAATTTCTATGGGATAGGTATATTTTGTAAACAATTGGTTTGAAAACCAACTGTTTTCCTCTACCATAGCAAACTCATGGCTTGCTAGGTCTAGTTCAAAATTATCGTGGATAAATTTCAGAATCATTGGGTAGGTTTATTTCAAATTCAACTTCGTAGCTATACAAGTCTCTGTCTGTGTCGTTATTTTCAATTTCTTTATTAACTGGTATTAAATTTATAGGGGCAATGGCTTCGTCTCTCGACATTAGAAAGGCTTGCTTGGAACGCATTAAGTCTGCAATTCGCCGAGCATCTTCTTTTAGTAAAACTCCTG